GTCTTATTCGATAGTTAATCGGTTTATCATTATGATACTCACTTAATTATTGTTTCGGCCATACTGTCGTATGTAATCTCGATATTTTAGATGATGTTCCTAAAGTATCTTTAGTTAGATTATTTATTATATTTATTTTATTTTATACTTATTTATAGGTTAAGGAAACGACCTTGGTGAACTATTTAGTTCTCGTGGTACCATTGGCAGCCCCATTAAACCCATGGTTTCCCTGTAATTGGAACATTAGTGCAAACGTCCCTTACAGTATATTCCGCACTGCTAATTCACTATTAAATTTCTCAAAAGATATAATGGATACGATCCCCGGTTTTTCTGAAGCAAGCTCTATAATGTCTGCTGGAAAGGATTTCATGAATATGATTAATCCTGATGATCCGAAAACAGCTACTCCCGCTGTTCAAGGTGTTCCCACTGCTACTGTCTCTCAAGGCATAGCTTTCTCTGATCAAACCCCAAAAATTGGCACTTCTGGTAATATGGAAGCGACTGATACAGTGAAATCAGAACCACATATTATTGGAGAACCCGCTTGGTCCATGCAAAATCAGCTATCCAAGCCTATTCAATTATCCACTTTTACTTATAGTACTACCCAGCCCGTTGGCACTTTAGTACATTCTTTGACCTTACCGTTAGCGTTTGTTTCCGCAAACTCTACAACCAATGATAGGTCTTCTGCTATTGCAACTTTTCTTAAAACTTATGCTTATGCCCGATTTAATATAAGATTAAGGATCCAAGCATCTACGACTCTGCGTGATTCAGGTCGTCTAAAATTTGTTTGGTTTCCCCAACCCATGCTCCAAACCTTCGAGAGGTCTGTTAGTATGGGCGGCACTGAATGGTCTGCACAAGAAAATTCAGTTATAGACATGGTTATTCCATGGACTTACCCTCAATCTCATTTTCTAAATCATGCCCAGAATCAATTTCCAATAGCAATGAAATCGTTAGGTAAATTATGTGTTTATTCACTAGCCCCATTATTTCCAGGTAATGATGATACATCTAGAACCTTTATAGTATTTGGATCTTTAGAAGCGATTCATCCTTCATTTATTGCACCTACTACAGATGTAGTTATTGCTGCTACTCCTTTTTATCATGAACAGATGGATCATGACTACCAATACATGGTAGATACTCCTTTCGTAGATTCTAGAACCCTTAGTATGCCTGTGTTAAATACTAATCCAGGTACCACTTCCTCTTTAGGGAGATTAAATGGTTCCTCTGAAAAAGAATTTGATTTGTATGAAATGTGTAAGATCCCAGGACTAATATTTTCGCAAGCGATTCCAAATTTACCCCAAGGATCAGTTATTACTGCTCTAGCGGTCCACCCTTTTGATTATGCGCTATCCGCTGATGGCCCAGCCGCTCAAGTGATAACTCCTTTAGCTTATGTCACTAATTGTGCTTCATATTGGCGAGGAGGTTTAAAATTTATGATTCAAATTACTAAAGATAAGTTCACTAGAGGTAGATTAGGTTTAGCTTACGTTCCCAAATCTTATGGACTAGGTCCGGCTAATCAAGCTTTTGCAGTACAAGCTAATTTTGAAACCCATTATATTGACTTGGCTGATCAATCTGAGTTAACATTTGAAATACCTTTTTCAGATGTTAAGCAGATATCACTAGTAGGTAGTAGACAAGTGTTTGTTCCAAACGGAACAGTTGTAGTTTTCATAGCTAATCCGATAGTTTTATCAGAAGCAGGTATAGAACCTTACATTAATATTTTCATTTCCGCCGGGAATGATTATCAACTATATTTCCCAAGACGTCCAGAATTTGAAAATCTACTTCCCCCAGCTCTTTTTAAAGAGTATAAAAAGAAGAAAGAGGCTAAATATTCCGAACAAATGGATAATGGTTACTCTGAAACTACAAATTTTTCGAGGTTACCAGATTCCATTATTTTTGGAGGCATGGCTCACGCTAAGCCAGCTGACTTAACTATTCCCTTAAATCCAATCAAAGATGTACATGATTTATTATCTCGACCCTTACCTTATGCTAATTATTCTGCTACAGAACCACTTAGATTACAGTTGAGCCCCGGTGCAGGGATAAATAATACTTATTCTTTTTATTTTTCAAAGTTATATAACTTTTGGATGGGCACGTTTAAATTTCACGTTTATTCCACTTCAAGTGCCGATTACAAAAGTATAACTTATATCCCAGATAGATATTACTCTTCTATTACAGACACTAATAATATAATTGGATACCCTCAGATAATTTTTCGATCAGATCATACTCCATTTATAAACGTTAAAATTCCCGCTATTTTACCGTATGATGCTTGTACTACAGAAACGGCGCACATTCCTGAATCAAGTACTGAAATTGCAGGTAATTTTATACAATCTGCTGGTACAGTTCTCCTTAAGAGTTCTGGCGATGTAGCTCCTGATGATTTTGTTATTTATGAATCAGTTGATAGCGATTTTAAATTTTCAAATTTTGTTGGAGTTCCTTCTATATCACAGATTACTGATTATTTGAACGGAGGAGTCGAAATTCGAAATTTGGATGATTATTCCCATAGATTAGATAAACTTAGATTAGGATAGAAAGTTATGATAAGGTATGGATATTAGTTTATTCGCGACAATAGGGTCTTCCGACTTTGAGTTGAGCGCATGTGTACTAGTTGTACCTAACGTAAGTCTTCGCTGAAATATGATAGACGTTAGTACACCCTTATGACATATTCAGATGTTTCGGGTGGCGCAAGATACTCATTTGTTTGTTGAACCGACGATAGCCCCTTATTATAGAATCTCAGGCGATCCCATCCCAAGAGCAGTCCTTCAGCGACGCTAAACTCTTGGGGCTCTGTGGGCTTTACTTCACATGGCACACCAAAACTTTTTACGTTCACTTACTGGCTCTAGCTCTGCTGATTCAGCAGCTTTTATGGATAATGGATATGCACCTTCGAAGATATATAAGCGCGAAGCGCAACCTAATAAGCAGATGGCGTCCGAAGTGAGAAAGGATAAAGCTTCATCTGCAGGTGACGCAGGTAGATTAAGAAAAGTAGTCGATATTGATAATACTTTGTTGCTCTGCTTCAGGAAGACGTGGCAACACCCAGCCAGAGGTAGTTTGTATCAAGTATTTAGATATGTTCACAGTCAATGTTATTCTTTTAGATTATTTTTGAAAGGAGTTCAAACACTTAGGAAAATCCCTTTAACTAATACGGAAAGATGGCTGATTAAGTCCATTCTATCAGATGATCAGATAAGCAGGAAGATATACGATCAGCTCAAAGAGACAGCAATTGAGGTTGCAGAAGAATGGGATGAGCCAAAACCAGATTACCAATTTATAAATGGTATTTTTTTGTGTATGGTTCACCAAAGATCTAGTAGATCACATAATCAAGCTAGATTTGAGAAAGCTGTTGATATGTCTATATTTGATAGTGATGACACGATCAAGGAGAGAGTTTATGAAAATTTATCTAAAGGAAAACAACCTCCCCCAGAAACATGGGCAGATCCTCGAACAGATCTAGAAGCTCAATATATATCAGGATATTCTTCCGAATTCACTGAGATGGTCATTGAAGCAGAAGTTCGAGAAAATTCTGAACCTGATAATTGGGAAGATTACTTTATTGCAAAAGTAGAAGAGAAACCTAGTGAAATTGAATCCATTATTTCACAGTTGGATAAAGTTGGAATCTCTCAACGACAGGAACAGAAACTCGAAAGGTTGGCTATTTCTAGGAAGAAAGCTAAGCAACGAGAGAGAGTTGCCTACAGAAAAGCAAAGAAAGAATACAAAATTGCTTTCAATCTTAAGAGAGATGCAAAGTATACAGAACAAATGTTTTCTAAAACAATGCAAAGTATAATCTCTCAACCAATCGATGGTGGAAAAATTAATTCTACTATGGATGCTGTTACTGATTTAGCTCATAAGTTAGATGCTGTCGTAGATGTGGTTCAATCTAAAACTACTGCAACGGCAGCATCAATTAATACATTAGTTACTAAAGTACAAGATGACGGTTTTCTTACCACTTTATTTAAGGATACTATTTTTGAAGGAGTGCAATTTTCTAAAGAGAACATAGCCGACAAAATTTATTTATTTTGTATAGACATGATTATGTATTTTAGAGAAGATGAAGATAGAAAGCAATCAAGACTAATCGAAACGTTGTTTCGACTTGCAGGGTACGTGGGACTCCCATCGTCACTGCTTCCCGCCATAATGAATTATGGAACAAAGATATGGGCGCTCCTAAATGAAGTTAAGCAAGGAGTAACCTCGAAGTTTCAGGAACAAAGTGGAGAAGAACATCTTCCATTTGTGATTTCTGGGTTAACTGCTATTACAGGAGTAATAGCCGCCTTTGTCTTTGGAATTGTTCCAAGCTGGGAAGAAATGCAAGAAGAAACATACGATGCTGTGAAACATTTTTCTCTAAAGGGAGGCCAAATTTTTAATATATTTAAGGGTTTCAAAGTATTTATGGAATCAATCCCTATAGTTAAGGAATGGATAACTAGAGTTATCTGCTTTTGTGCGGGTAAGAAATATGAAGATATCCAAAAAGCGGCCATTCTAAATTCTCTAAAAGGAGATGTAGCTGAATGGATGATCCGTGTAGATGAGTTAGGAACTGAACCCCTGAAGAGTATGATTCCGATGGATATTTCATTACAAGATGAAGCAATTACTTTAGGAGATAAAGCGACTGAGTATAGTCTCAAATTATTAATTAATATTACTGATCCTGCAGTTATTTCAGCTATTAAAGCCACTATTGGTGCTGCAAAGAAATTATCAACTGAAGCTAGAGCTGTAAAGTTCCAAGCAACTGCCAGACCTGACCCTTATGTTATGTGCTTCTACGGACCCACTAATATAGGGAAAAGCACAATGGTTAACTCGTTAACGCAAGATATGTGTGATTTTATGCAGTATCCAGAATCTAACAGAATGTATTCTTGGAATTCGAAATTAAAACATATGGATGGTTATGCACAACAGAAGGTAGTTATTATAGACGATTTTTCGCAGTCAACAGATGGCGAGGAAGAAAGAATTTTCTTTTCAATGAAAACAAGTGCGCCGTTCCAAGTACCAATGGCTGATTTATCTGAGAAAGGAATTCAATTCATGTCAAATATGGTGGTGGCGACGACTAATAATCCTTATCCTAAGCCAAAAACTATTTATGATAAACCTGCTCTATGGAGAAGAAGAGACGATTTGATCTATTGTAGAGCATTAGAACAATTCGTTACCCGAAGCTCAGATGGGAGAGAGATCATTGACCATCAATCTGATTTCTCTCATCTAGAATTTTTTGTTTGTAATCCAGCTGATGAGAGTTCTGATGAACAAATGGTTAAAACAACACCAAAAACATTCACTGAGATTAGAGAATATTTAACTTCTAGATTTAATAACCATATGAAGAAGCAACATAATCTCCTAAAGACTGTCAGGAATTACCCACCAGCTTTATTGCCGAAATATCAAGAGCAAATATTTGGATGGGGTGAGGAAGAGACTGACTTCTTTTCACAGAAGAGCGAAGCAATGGAACAGCATTTAAAGGTAATTTATAGAGTTGAGGATCAAGATATGCCCGTACACTTTGGACGGGAATGTTCTGAAGATCACCCCCATAAAGATATTTACGATAAATTTCACCAGTGGTTTACTATCGCTGAGTGTTGTGAGATAATGAATATTCATGGTGCCCTTTTTAATGATTGTATTGATATTAGAGTAGTCGCACAACCCAATGATGGAAAATATGCTTATGAGATGAATGAGTTAAGTGTGATGGATGATATTGAACTTGATGCATTTTATAATTTTATTTTAATACAATTAGTTAGATATAGAAATTCTATGAGAAGAGAATCTGTAATGTCTCTTTTGAGATCTAAGAGTGAAGAGTACATTAAAAAAGTTAAAGAATGTATTGCTAAACATATGGATACAATAATTTTGTTATCAATACCCATAGCAGCTGTATCTATGTACGGAGCTTATAAGTTTTTCTTTGAAAAAGAAAGAGTGGAACCAGAGGTTGTTTTGGAAAAGATTGAAATGAAAAAGATGGGTGACTTAAAGAAGATCGCACAAATTCTTAAGAAGAATGATATGTGGTTTACCCCTGAAGACCTTCTTTATTTATATGATGTTGTACCAAAAGAACAATATAATTTTAAAACATTGGTTAAGGAAATGATGGAGGCTAACATAGAGGAAGCTGCAGGAGTCCAAGGAGATTGTTCTTATCTTAGTAGTTACAGACGAGATGTTAAAAAATACCAACTACTTAAACAGATGTTTGAGGAAGAAGGATATGCCACTGACAAGACTAATAAACCTAAATCCCCAGTTTATAAAACCGAAGGATATGCTACGGATAAAACCAATAAACCTAAAGCCCCAGTTTACAAAACGGAAGGATATGCGGTGGACAAGACTAATAAGCCTAAAGCACCCGTGTACAGAACTGAAGGACCGGTCCCTAAGCAACGATCTGACAAAGTCAAGCGTCTCTTTAATTGCGAGTCTATGGAAGTAGTACAGCTCCTCAGTGATGTTAAGGAGAAAGCACTTAGAGAAAAGAAGGACATGGCTTTAGTTCGGATATTGGTCGATGATCACAACCATAAGATGATTAGATTATTCACGAAATACCAAGATAAATTCCCTGAAGGCAAGAAGAAAATGATGGCTTTTAAGAATCATTATGATAGGTTGTTAGCTGACGAGATTTTAACTCCAGGTTTTATGCAAAAATTATCTGATCCAGAAAAGACCAAAATGATTCATTCGATCATTACGGATTATTTATTCGGTAAAGAAGTACCAGAGGATTTATTGACAGAATTCGCTTATTGGGCCTTATTTACAGCAGAATTATTTGAGTACCCCGTACACTTGTTGCGTGAGGAAGCTCTTGACATCAATTCAGTAGAACTAGCTACACATTGTGTGGTACCAAATATGGTCTACTGTGCTTTCAAGCGACATAGAGTGTTGCCTGACGGGAGAACTGCAGAGCACTTCTCAGGTCTTCAAGGGATAGGGGTTAGAGGAAATTCTATTTTGATGCCCAAACATTTCTTTAGAAATTTACAAGCAGGAGAGATAATTTATATTACCCGTAATGAATTACAATTCCAGATTCCATACTACCCATCTGACTTATATAAATTTAAGAGTGTTAAAATTAATGGAAAAGAGGTTGACGGTGATAAAGTAATATGGTTTGCTG